GGTCGAGATCCGCGTCATCGCTGAGACGGGCTACGGTGACGACGCCGCGCTCGACCTTCTCGATGACGCGGTCGGTGTCTACCGCTCGCGCCGCGAAGCGGGGCTGTCGTTCATCGAGGGCTCCACCGAGATCTTCGACAGCGCGACCGAGGACGGCGCGTGGTTCATTCGCGGCACGATGCTGCCCTGGACCTACGAGTATCGGGCATGAGCCTCAGGACCACTATCCGCACCGAGATCAAGGCCGTCTGGGACGCGCGGTGGCCGCACGGCGAGACCTATCGCGTCATCTGGCACCAAAACGCGCACCCCGACACGCCGACACCGGGCGAGGTGCAGCACTGGCTGCACCTGCACGTCGAGTTCAGCCGCGAGGAGATGCGCGCATTCGGCGGAGGAGCGCTCGCCAACGAGCGGCTCTGGTTCGGCGCTGTTGCCGTTCGCGTGTTTTCCGAGGTCGGGCTGGGCGAAGACGTCACCCTCGACCTCCTCGACGCCGCCATCGTGGCGCTTCGCGCGCGGCGCGCGGGCAATCTCAGTTTCACAGGCCCGATTGTCGGCATTGCCGACACATCACGTTCGAACGGCGCGTGGTATAGTCGCGGCGCGTCGATCCCGTTTCAATACAGGTTCCAAGGGTAAGGAGACCCGACATGCCCATTTCCGAAGGCGTGCAGTCACGCATCGTCTACAAAGCCTATAGCAGCGGGTCGATCACGGCCAACAGCGAGCCGAACACCGCGACCGACCCCGGCGCGTCCGGCGGTCAGGTGCTGCGGCGGGTCTCGTCGTCGCTCAACCTGGTCAAGGATAGCTATCAGTCCGAAGAGATCCGCACCGATCGGCAGATCGCGGACTTCCGCCACGGGCTGCGGCGCGTCGAAGGCGCGATCTCGGGCGAGCTTTCGCCCAGCACCTATTTCGAGCTTCTGGTCGCCGCGCATCGCGACACGGCGGTCTCGGCGCTGTCGCTGTCGAACACGCAGTTCACATCGGTGACCAGCGACAGTTCGGCCTCGACGTTCACGTTCACGGCGGGCGACCCGGTGACGAGCGGTCTGCGCGTCGGTGACATCATCCGCTTCACGAACCTCGCCACGACCGCGAACAACGACCGGAACTTCGTGATCCGGTCCTTCGGTGGCACGAGCAACCGCACGGTGACGGTGTCGCCCGCGCCGACCACCGACGCGGTGGCGGATACCTCCTTCAACGTGTCGCGCCCAGGCAAGACGACCATCGTCCCGGCCAGCAGCTTCACGGCGCGCAAGTTCGGCATCGAGGAGTATCGCGAGGATCTCGACCTCTCGCGCCTGTTCACCGAGTGCCGCGTGTCCGGCTACTCGATGAGCCTTCCCGCCACTGGCCTCTCGACGGTGGAAATCCCCGTCATGGGCCGAAACGCGGTGTCGCTCTCGGCGGGCAGCGCGCCCTACTTCACCGCTCCGACCGCCGCGACGACGACCTCGGCTTGCGCCTCGGCCAACGGCCTTATCCTGTCGCCGGATGCTGGCTCGTCGCCGCTCGGCATCGTCACCGGCATCGACATCGCGCTCGACCTCGAAGCCGAGATGCAAGCGGTGATCAACCAGAACATCGCGCCCGAGATCTTCCTGGGCCGCGCGAATGTCACCGGCACGGTGTCGGCGTTCGTGGAAGATTTCGCCCTCTTCAACGCCTTCCTCAACGAGAGCGAGCTACAGCTGATTGTGCGCGTGGATAGCGGCTCGGCGGCGAATGCCGATGCCATCTGCATCTACCTCCCGCGCGTCAAGCTCGGCGGCGCGGACATGCCGCTGTCCGGCGCGAACGGTCAGACGATCTCGCTGCCGTTCCAGGCGCTCCGCTACACCGGCAGCGCGGCGGGCCGCGACACCACGACGATCCGCATCCACGACACGGCGGCCTGAGCATGTCGCGCTTCGCTGGTCTCGGCGCGTCGGTGGACAAGCCGACGCGCTGCTATCTCTCGATCCCGGTCGCCGGTCGTCCGCCGCTTCTGTCGCGCGATGGCGATCAGGCATACATCGACTGCCTATCGCTTGACAGCCGCGAGGCTGGCGCGCAGCGTCGCGCATCCGCTATCGCGCGCCTCGACCGCCGAGCGGCGAAACTGACCGCCGACGACATCGAGGCCGAACAGGTCGCGATGTTGGTCGCGCTCATCACCGGCTGGCGGCTCTACTCGCTGGCCGGTGACCCGCTCGACGTCGAGTGCGATGAGGCGGCGAAGCGGGAATTGATGAGCGATCCGACCTTCGCGTGGGTCCGGCGACAGGTCGAGGAGCATATCGGCGACCTGGGAAACTGGCTCAGCGCGACGGCGAACTGATCGCCTTCGCGCATCACCGTTTCGACCTGGATCTGCCACGCAAGGGCGGTCGCAAGCGCGACCACCTGGAGAGCGTTGCGCGGCAGCTAGGACGTCGCCCTGCGGGCCTCGACGGGCCACCGTTGCCCGCGTGGGGCGAGCACATCTGGTCGGCGTGGCTGGATCTCCACCAGGGTCGGCGCGTCGGCTTCAACGGTGCCGAGCCGCTGTCCTGGGCCGATCTCGACGCATGGTCGAGGCTGACCGGCGCTGAGATGCGGCCTGACGAGGTGGCGCTTCTGATGCGAGTGGATCGCGAGTTCTTCGCCGTGCGCGGCGAGATCGAGGGGAAGAAATGATCAACGCGCCGAAGGAATCGATCCTCAAGGCTGGCCTCGACGCGAGCGATTACACGCGCGGCGCGCAGGAGATCGATCGGGCGAACGAGGCTATGGCGTCGAGTGCCGCCGAGGTCGAGCGCGCGAACCTGACAGGCGCTCAGGCGCTTCAGGCGTTCGAGGAGGCCGAGCGTCGGTCGGCCAAGGCGAAGAACGAACTCGCGCGCTCTCAGAAGCTGATCGCAGAGGCCGTTCAGCGCGGCGCGATTACTGAAGAAGACGCAGCGGCGAAGAACGCCGCCGCTCAGGCGCGATACGAACAGGCGCTTGTCCGAACGTCCGAGCAGACGCGCCGCACATCGACCTCTCAGGAGGAAATGACGCGGACCATCGTGTCGTCTGCGGCGAGCATGGATCGCCTCCAGGCATCGGTGGACAAGGGCTTTGCGTCGCAGCTGCGTTACGAACAGATCGTGGACCGCGTCAATTCCGCGATGGAGCGCGGGCGCATCTCCCAGGAGCGCGGCGCGCAGATCATCAGCCTTGCCCAGCAGCGATACATGTCGGCGGCGACTGCGACGGCGGCGATGGGAGCGGCGACTGCGGCGGCTGCGACATCGAGCAGACAGTTCGGCTTCGTCGCGCAGCAGTCCGGCTATCAGCTGGGCGACTTCGCCGTTCAGGTGGCGAGCGGTCAATCTGCGATGGTCGCGTTCATCCAACAGGGCTCACAGTTCCTCGGCATCTTCGGTGCATTCGGCGCAATCGCTGGTGCGGCGCTCGCCATCGGCGGCGGCATCTACATGATGTTCGACAAGATGGCCGAGAACGCGAAAGCGGCTACAGACGAGATCTCTTCCTTAACGGAAGAGATCAAGCGCATGAACGAGGAGAGCGCGAAGCGCGGCGCGGGGCAGACTGGCATTCGCGCGAACGTAATGCTTGAAGACCTGATGGCAGAGCGTCGCCGTCTCGTCGGAATGCTGCCGACTGGTGGCGGCGGGGCAATGGCGTCGAGCGAGATGTCAGGCATAGTCGAGGCGCAAGCAGCATCCGAGGTCGCGCGCATTCAGTCGCAGATCGATGCCATAGACAAGCTCATCCGCGAGTACGACCGGCTCGTCATCGAGCAAGAGCGCGCCGATGAAAGCACCGCGAACCTCAAGCGGCGCGGCGAGGAGTTTGAAGATCAGAAGAAGCGCGAGGCCGAGGCCGTCCGCGACGCCGCTCGCGCGCAGGAAGAAGCCGAACGCGCGCGCCAGCGGTTCCTGTCCGATGTCATGTCCCTAGAGAATACCCTCGACCCGCTGACCGCCGCGACGCGGCGCTGGGCCGATCAACAGGCGCTGCTGGCCCAGGCGCTCGACGCGGCGATCATCAGCCAAGAGCGGTACAACGAACTGGTCGCGATGTCGGACGAGGCGTTCCGAAAGGCCACCGAGAAACAGACCGAATACCTGACCGGGATCGAGAAGCAGTCGCGGCAGAACGAGAACCTCGCGCGCGATCTCGGCCTGTCGTTCCAGTCCGCTTTCGAGGACGCGATCCTGCGCGGTGAGAAGCTGCGCGGCGTGCTGGCCGGGATCGCTCAGGACATCGCGCGCATCATCCTGCGCCAGACGGTCACGACGCCGCTCGCGAACCTCGTCATGGGCGGACTGTCGAGCGCATTCGGCGGGCTGATCGGCGGCGGGCCAGGCGACATTCGCGGACCGGGCGGCTCGACCAGCATTCCGTTCGGCGGGCCTCGCGCTCTTGGCGGACCGGTCGAGGCGGGCAGCGCCTATCTGGTCGGTGAGCAGGGGCCGGAACTGTTCATGCCCAATCAGTCAGGCCGCATCGTCCCGAACGGACAGACCGGCGGCACCGTGGTCAACCAGACGATCCAGATCAGCGTCGGCGTCGCCCAGACCGTGCGCGCCGAGATCGCCGCGCTCATGCCGGCGATCAAGCGCCAGACCGTCGATGCGGTGGCGGACGCCAGGATGCGCGGCGGATCGTTCGCCGCCGCGATGGGAACCTGATCATGACCATTTCCTATCCGATCTCCCTCCCGACATCCGGCGGCTACGCGCGCGTCGAGTTTCGCATGGGCAACGTCGTCGGCGTTTCGACCTCGCCGTTCACCCTCCAGCAGCAGCTGGTCCGTCACCAGGGCGCGCGATGGGAAGCGGACGTCACCGTCGCGGAGATGGAGCGTCCCGCCGCCGAGGAGTGGATCGCCGCGCTGGCCTCGCTGCGCGGGGCCTGGGGCACGTTCCGCCTGGCCGATCCTGGCGGCGCGACGCCGCGTGGAACATGGGCGGGCACGCCGCTGGTCAAGGGCGCGGGCCAGACCGGCGAGACGCTCCTGGTCGATGGCTTCTCGGCGGGCGCGACGGTCAAGGCGGGCGACTATTTCCAGATCGGAGACCGGCTCTACAAGGTGCTCGTCGATGCGACCGAGAGCAGCGGCGAAATCACGCTCGACATCTGGCCGCGTCTGCGAGAGAGCCCCGCCGACAACGCCGTCATCACGACATCGAGCGCGAAGGGTCTGTTCCGGCTCGCGAGCAACACGCAGGGCTGGGCGCTCCAGGGCAGCGGGCTGCGCTACACCCTCGCCTTCGGCGCGGTCGAGGCAATCTGATGGCGCGCGACCTCACCGCATCCGTCATCACGCAGCTACAAGCCGCGTCCGTTGAGGTCGGCGTCCTGTTCGAAGGCGAGTTCGCCTCGGGCTGGGTCCGGCTCTGGTCCGGCATCGGGAACCTGTCGTGGGACAGCAAGACCTGGTCTGGCGTCGGCACGCTGCTCGGCATCTCCGCCATCGATGAGACGAACGAGATCCGCGCCTCGGGCCTGACGGTGTCGCTGTCCGGCGTGCCGTCCGATCTGCTCGCCGCCGCGCTTGGCGATGCGCGATCGGGCAAGACCGGCAGGGTCTACCTCGCGTTCTTCTCCGGCGGCTCGGTGGTCGCGGACCCGGTGCTACAGTTTGAGGGCCGTCTCGACGTCCCGGCCATCGAGGACGGCGAAGACACCGCCACCATCGCGATCTCCTACGAAAGCGAACTGATCGACCTAGAGCGCGCCCGCGAGCGCCGCTACACGCCCGAGGATCAGGCGATAGATTACCCCGGCGACCTAGGTTTCGCGTATGTTGCGAGCTTGCAGGACGCGCAGATCACATGGGGCCGATGATGATAGTTCGTCGTGAGGACTGGGCATCGAGGCTGTCTGCTGCGTTTGAGGACGCTCGCGACAAGCCGTTCCAGTGGGGCGTTCACGACTGCGGCTTGTTCGCGGGCGACTGCGTCCGCGCGATGACGGACACCGACCCGGTGGCACTCTATCGCGGCCAATACACCGACGAAGAAGGCGCGCGCGCCACGATGCTGGCGCTGTCAGGCGGCGGGCTGCGCGCGGTGTGGACGCGCGCCCTTGGGCCAGCGATGAACAACGTCCTGATGGCGAAGCGCGGCGACGTCGTGCTGGTCACGACCGATTACGGCGAGACCGAAGCCACCGGGGTCGTGGCAGGATCGCGCGTGGCGTGCCTTTCGCAGTCGGGGCTACTGATGATGCCCTCGCGCTGCATCGTCGCTGCCTGGGGCGTCTGATGCCGTTTGTTGGGGCCGCCGTCGCCGCCGCACTCGGCCTGACAGGAACGGTCGCGACGGTTGTGGCGTTTGCCGTCAACATCGTGGCCTCGATCACGATTTCCGCGCTGGCCGGATCGATCTTCCGTCCGAAGCTGCCGAAGCTTTCCGACCCATTCGCCGGAGCGCAGCGCACGCAGACCGTGCGCGAGCCGATCACACCGTGGCGCGTGGTCTACGGCCAGGTGCGGACCGGCGGTGCGATCACCTTCTTGCACACCACCGACAGCAATTCCAAGCTGCACCTGATCATCACGCTCGCCGGTCACGAGGTCGAGGAAATCGGCGACATATACTTCGATGACGAGGTCGTCCCGCTCGACGGCTCGGGCAACGCGACCGGCAAATACGCCGGATATGTGCGCGTCCAGAAGAAGCTCGGCACCGATGGGCAAACGGCCTTTGCGGATTTGATCACCGAGGCCTCCGACAAGTGGACCGCTGACCACCGCCAGCGTGGTCGCGCGTGCATCTATGTGCGGCTCACCCACAACTCCGACTTGTTCGCGAGCGGCATCCCGAACATTACGGCGGTGGTCAAGGGCAAAAAGATCTACGACCCGCGCACATCCACGACCGCCTGGAGCGCGAACGCCGCGCTCTGCCTGGCTGACTACCT